TACTTTGGTTTCATTCCTGTTTCTGCAATATTTATCACTTTATAAATTTTTAAAACACCATCATCAAATGTCATTTTTGCCTTGCTTTCTGTGATATCAACAAATTATTCATTTCCCAACGCAAGAAACGGGGCATCGCAGTCTGTGCCGATGCCCTTTTTCTGAAAAGATATGCAGCATAATCAATTTGGATACCTGCATATTCGTTCGTATCCTCTTCGCGAATCCCTTCTCTCTCCATTAGTTCTTTTGCTTTTGATAACAAAAAGTCTAAATATTCATCATTCGCTTTTGTTGTCATCTGCAGATCTTTTTTTAGCAGCATAAGTTTATACTCTTTTTCCATCCAATATACCTACCCGCTTTCTATGCTTCTCCTGCAAATTTTGGTGCTTCTGTGACAGGTGCACCTCCCACACCATATACAGCAAATGCTTCTCTTATTGCCAAATCTCCA